GGATAGGTCGCACCTTTTAACTGGTGTGTTGAAATGCCCTCTTTGTGGAAGCCCGATGTATACCAATAAGCACGCTTGGACAAATAAGGACGGCACATATAAAGAAGTGTACTATTATATTTGTGGCAGAAATAAGCAGGAGCGTGGTCATTATTGTGAGTACAAAGCATCGCTAAGAAAAACAGATATAGAGCCGCTTGTTATCGAAGCAATTAGAGAGTTAGTAAGTGATAAGAGCTTTGCAAAGGAAATTAAAAAACGATTTGGTGTCCAGACCGATACGAGCAAAATAGATAAGGAGCTTGCAAATTATGAAAGTAAGTTGAAAGAGGTTGATTTGAACAAAGCCCGTTTGGAACGGGAAATTGACAATCTTCCTGCTGATGCAAAATATCGGGAACGAAAAATCCACGATATGACAATAAGACTTGATGGACTGTATGACACAATAGTGGAGTTGGAAGAACGAATTGAAGATGCAAAATTGCGAAGAAGCTCTATTGAGATGGAAGCAATCACGCTTGAGAATGTTTACAGAATTATGGAGAACTTCAGCAAACTTTATGCTATAATAAGTGACGAGGAAAAGAAAAGCCTTGTTTCCTATCTGATTAAAGAAATTCAGATATACCCTAACGGCACATCAGACAGGATTTTGAAGTCGATAGAGTTTAATTTTCCGATTTATCGTGACGGACGGGAGATAAGGAAACTTTTGTGGGAAAACGGTAATACCGTTGAGTGCGTAGTTCTGCTGTCACGGCAGAAAGCCTAAAACAACGCATTTACGCAGATAATTGGCACTTGACCGCTTTGAATATATTCCCCTGTGCACTCATTTTTCTGTATGCGGAAACAGGTGAAAAAGCCAAAAGACGTACACGGCACATCTGACAACCAATCTGCACACTTTGATTTTTGACAGCCAAATCACGCACTCGATTTAGGGTGCGTGAAACTGCTTTTTCCGATTTTTCAGTGTGTGGATTGAATGTCATAGCGAAAAACAGCGTAAAATCGCTGAAAATTGACTAATCAAAAATTGCGATTTGGATGATTGCAAAATAACGTTGAGTGTGGGGAAAGGTTGTCATAATTTCACTTTTCCAGAGAGGAGGTTTTCCTATAATGAATATTTTAAACGATGATTATGGATGCTATTACATAGGATTTTTTATAGCGAGATTAAATATGACATTACATTCGAAGCAATTTTTACCTCTTTTTAAAGAAGATACTGCGACCATACTACATGAATATGTTCATTATTTGCAGGATATTTCGACAATAAGAGGATTAGATTCTATAATTACATTTTATCAAAAAATGCAATTGGTGTTTGCTCAAGCGAAGGATCCTGCTTTTCAGTTTTTAATCCCGATTAGGTCATCGCAAATAAAGGATATGAATCAGATTGCTGCCTTTAATGATGAGTTACTATCATTAGAAAAAGGCAGTAATCAGATTGAGAAGCCCCGCATTCATCATATAAATAAAATTATTTTTGAAACTGATAATATGGAAATGCTTAAGCTTGAATATCCTGAAGCTTATAACCAAAGTTATGATGGATTTCCAACTATTGAAATTTATTATGATAATTTATCAACGCCGTACTCATTTGGTGCTGATTGTATTGCAGAGAGTATGGCATATCTTTGTGAACGCATATTATGTAACAGCGTAAAAAGAGTGAATGAATTACCATATAATGCGTGTGACTTAGTTTGCGAATACTTTTTCCCTGATCTCCACATTTCTCCAGTAATAATGATCGCTATCTGCGAGCTTGCACTTATGCATGAGAACAGTGGTGTTATGTTTTATAATATACTTAAGCTGATGAACGATAATCGAAAGAGCTTTAAAAAGGTTGAAGAATTTGAACAATACTTCATTGCAAATGTGTACCATCTATTTGCAGGCATTGATGAAAAAATAAGCAAAGTTGAAGAAAGTCTTGATTTTCTATATCCAACAGATATTCCTCTAACTGAAAGTGAAATATCACATATTAATGGAGAAATGAAAAAGCGTATAAAAACTGGACTTGAATATCGAAAAAGCAAAGGATTATTCATTTCAAAGGCAATTGAGTACAAAAACACAACAGCTATAGAAAAACTGTTTACTCTGCTCGGAGTCCCATTGTTGATAGACAAGAATGATGAACTGTTTGCAGATGTTGCTTTATTTCCTCTATTAGCACCAATAGCTATATTTAACTCCCTATTTTCAGAATCGGAACGCGAACGGTGTTGTTTCTTATATAATTTTTGCAAAAAACAAAGTGTACCAATTTATAATGAAATGTATTGTAGTACTACTCCGTGGAAACAAGTGAATGGCGAAAATTTATGCCCCTATGCTATTTATATTTACAGATATGGACTTAATCCTGATTTGTTCAAATTTCATTAACAGCAAAAGGCAACGTGACTCCAGACTTCACGTTGCCTTTAATTATCCTATTCATTTTCAATTACTATCCTTGCGCCCGACTTGAATTGGAATTCCAGATAAGTCTCGCCTACACGAACTCCCTCCAGCAGCTTCTTCGCCAGAGCCTCATCAAACTCCGTGATGGCTCTCGGCTGAGAATCGATGAAATTAGCCAGTTCCCGGATTCGCTTCTTTCGCTCGTTCTTGGCAGCTTCATCCATGTTTGTCTGCTCCTGCAATTCCCGCAGCCGGAGTATCTCCTCGGAAAGGTCATCGTAGTTCGTGCCGCTTTCCGTCAGGTCGATCAGCTCCTGCTGCAATTGCCGCATCCTATCCGCGAGGGCTTCCACTGACTGCGGATTGGCAAGGCTGATCGCTGTTTTCAGATTGCTTTTCAGCTTTTTCAGGTATTCGTCACTGTTGCCGAGCATCTCATTGATTGCCTCAACAAACGCCTCCTGCAAGGTATCCTCGCTGACCGTCCGTGCCATGCAGCGTGTCCTGTCCTCCAGTCTGGTCTTGCACCGCCAGACGATTGTTTTCTTGCCCCGGTTGTTCCAGTGCAGCCTGCGGAAATGCTCACCGCAGCACTCGCAGGTCACCATGTGCGAGAAGGCGTGGTTTGCACTGAATCCCTGCCTCCTTCCGTTCATATCACGCTCGGACGACCGCCGTGCCATTTCCTCCTGCACGCTCATGAATAAATCCTTCGGGATGATCGCTTCATGGTCGTCCTCAATATAGTACTGGTCGTAATACGCTTAGGGAACTCGCCATTTCCCAATTAAAAGATGCCGATACCCCAGAAAAACACCGAAACTGCGTTATCCCTTTTGGAGAAAGGCAGCTTTTTACTTGTGTTTTGACATTTGCCGACTTCAATATGTTCAATAAAGTCAGCCAATACCTGCGGAGTGAGTTCTGTAACGGCATCATACTTTTCGATTGCCTGCATAAACAGTTTGACCTTGTTGACAGACTCATTTTTCTCATGAAGTTTTCCTATGAGTTCTGCAACTAATGCGTTAAGCTGTTCTTTTTCTTCATCGTAAGTCCTTTTCAAACTTGCAAACAGCGAGCCGTCTATTTCACCTCTGACCTTTGCCTCAAACAAACCTTGAATGTACTTATCGATTTCCGTAATGCGAAGCTGAGATTTTTCAAGCTCCGCTAAAACAACCGCTTTGCAGTCATCAGACCTCTTCTCAACACGTTTCTGAATGGCCTTGTAGAATTCATCGGGATTGGCATTTGCCTTATAGATCACTCTCTGAATTGCCTGTAAGACCTCGGTTTCAAGATATTTCTCAGGAACACCATGGAAGTAACACCCTTTGCTTTTCCTGTAAGTTGTACACTCATAGCAATAAAGAGCATTTTCACTTTTTGTCCCACATCTTCTGCCGTGCATTCTTGCGTGACAGTCCATACAATACAGATAATCACCAAAAAGATACTTATGTGGTCTTGACGGATGACGTATTGTCTTTTCACGTCTGTCCTGTGCCATCTGAAACAGTTCACGACTGATAATTGCAGGGTGCGTGTCAGGAAAAATCTTGATCTTGTCACTTTCGTTGTAGATCACAGTCTTATTCTTGTAAGAAGCAATCTGTGTGCGAAAATTGACCGTATCACCGACGTATTCCTGACGCTTAAGAATGGCAGCAATCGTTCCGCTGTTCCACAAATAAATATCCTCAGCAGTAACCGCAATCCCTTTTCGTATTTTCTTGTGATATTCCACTCCAATACGTTTTTCAGCCTGCAACTGTAATGCAATCTGCTTTGTTCCCATTGCATGATGTACATACAGTTCAAATATTTCTCGGACAACTTCTGCAGCTTCCTCATCCACCTGCCAATCCTGTTTGTTCTCATGAGTGTTGTAATACCCATAAGGCAGTTTTGATGTGATATGCTGACCGCTGTTGCCTTTTTGGCGTACCATGGAACGGATCTTCTTTGAAATATCTCTGCTGTACCATTCATTCATCAGATTATTGATCGGCAGTAAATCATTCATTCCTTTGGCAGAATCCACATTATCGCTGATTGCAATAAAGCGAACATCGTACTTTGGAAAGTCAATTTCCACATACTGACCTACCATAAGATAATTTCTGCCCAGTCGGCTCATATCTTTGACGATGACTGTTCCAACCAGTCCGTTTTTGATGTCATTCATCATACGCTGAAAATTTGGACGGTTAAAGTTTGTGCCTGTGTAACCATCATCTGCGTAGTAAGAAAGATTGGTAAAGCCATTGGATTCAGCATAGTTTTTCAGCAATGCTTTCTGGTGTTCAATGCTTCCGCTTTCCGTGTCAATTCCATCATCGAAAGAAAATCTGACATATAAAGCAGTGATTTTCCCTGTCTGCATACTTGTTTCCTCCTATACCGACAGGCTTAAATTTGCTATTTCTATTTTAGCGCAGATCAGAAATAAACGCAACCAGAAAAGAGAAATTGTTGCCGGATCGTCGCAGTCTGTAACCGGATTGCAGCAATCAAAATAGTTATGCGTTCTTCATATTCAGTTTTCAAGATTCTCAAGTTTTTCAAAGCATATATGACGCAGAATTTCCAAAGCCTTATGCAGTTTTTTAGACATTGCCTGCCTTGATATTCCGCAGTTCACAGCATATGCTTTTATTGTTTTGTAGTTTCCATAATAGAAACCGATTATGACTTCAAATTTATCCTGATACAGATTTTTGAGCATCAGAAGTGCCTGCTGTAAAGCAAGCAGCTGAATATCTTCCTGATCGGGTGGAACGTACATATTATCATGATAAGTGATACTCATTTGTCTTTCACGCCGGTCTAAATATTCCTGATGACGGATCATCTTTCTGGTCTGCTCGTCTACTGCATACAGCGTATTGAAGTCAGTATATGGTCTGCCTATGTCATCATCTCCAAATCAACAGACAGGCTTTTGAATTTGCTGTAATCATCATAGCACAAAAGCAATGAAAAAGCAAATCTGCACTTTTTTCAAGTTCCCAAATAATCGGAAATTTTTTGCTTTGGGAATTGTGCTGCATATAAAAACTGCACCTGAACATTTCTGTCCAAGTGCAGTCAGATCATATTTCTTTTCTTGTCTTGTGATAGAAATCATTGAAACTCATACCTAAAAACCGTTTTGCAAACCAATAAACATTGGAAGGCTCAGGATAGCCAAGCAATGGATAGATTTCTTTCATGGAAAGCCCCTTTTTAATGGCATTAATCAGAATCTCTTTGCGTACTTCAACAATTACAGTCTGAAAGTTCGTTTCTTCTTCTACAAGAGCACTTTTCAGACTTGTACGTTTTGTTGCCAAAGCTTCTATTACATTTGCCGTATCACATCGCCTTTCAAGCAGTAATTGAGGGGCGATTTCTTTTATACGCTGTGAGTATGGCTTAAACCGCACATCCACCAACTCAGAAAGATTGCCGAGTTCGTAAATATAGATGTCAACAATGCGTTTTCCGTAATTCTTTTCTTTCTGCCCCATTGGCTCATCGATAACGATTTTTTCAATCAAGGCATCGCATATCTCCTGCGTGACAGCATTTAACTCCGATAATCTGTAGTTCTCTATTCTGTTCAGTATTTCTGTGACAGAGAAAAATCTTTTGCTTATGATGGATTTTTGTACAGTAACGTCTGAAAGAAATTGAAGCAGTTCTTCCATTTCACAGCTTAATGCTTTGGATTGAATCCTGAATTCTGAATCTAACAATTTGCCTTGAAATTTCTTTTCATATAGCTCTGTCAAAAGTCTGCTGATGGCACTGACTCGATTTTCAGCATCTTTGATCTGCTTGTCAAGTTCGGTAAGCTGGTTTAATCCAAGTTGCGTGATGAGCGTATCTCTGCCGTTTTTAACAGCCATATAAAGCTTTTTAAGGTGGTCAAGTGCAATTCTTCGCAGTTCGTTTTCCGTTATGTGATTGGAACAGCAAGTGCCATATTGCATATACGTTTTACAGATAAAATATACACCATTGACACTATGCCTTCGGTGCATCTTTGCTCCACATTTTGCACAAACACATTTATTTCGGAAAAAGGTATCATTTTTCATCTCGTTTGAAGGTGAAAATGAGTTCTTTGATATGGTTTTCAGCTTTTCCTGTGTCTTTTCAAAATCTTCTCTTCTGATTATGGCAGGATGCTGATTTTCAAAAACAACCCAATTTTCTTTTGGAAGAAAGAGCCTTGATTTGGATTTATACGATGTTGTTTTCGTTTTGAAATTCACGGTATCTCCGCAGTATTCCTGAAATTCAAGCAGTCGTCTGACCGTTTGGAACAACCAGCCATAAGAAGTACCAACCTTTGTATATTTGTATTCCATGTACGCACTCGGTGTCGGCACTTTATTGGTTCTCAGGTGTTTTGCAATAGAATTGATCGACATATCCTGATGCAGGAACATATCAAAAATCATTCGTACAATCTTAGCCGACTCCTCATCGATTTCCCACCGGTTATGATCGCCGTCAACCAGTTTATACCCATAAAGCGGATGTGATTTCAGTTTGACTCCATTCATGCCAAGGGTATGTTTTGCATAAGTGACCTTTTTGGAAATATCAGCGGCATACATTTCAGCAAAGATACTTTCAAAAACAAACAGGTCATTTTCTGTGTTATAGGAATCATAATTATCGGTTACGCCGATCACCCTGACATGATGCTGTGGCAGAACAAGTTCCACATACTGACCCACCAGAATATAGTTTCTTCCGAATCGGCTCATATCTTTTACAACAATGGTTTCGATAATACCGTTTTCTACATCTTCCATCATACGCTGAAAATCAGGTCGGTTAAAGTTTGTTCCTGTATATCCGTCGTCAACATAGTAACGCAGATTGGGATAACCGTTATTTTCCGCATATTCTTTCAGCAATGCCTTTTGATGCGTAATACTTGCGTTTCCGTTTCCTGACCGTCATCTCGTGAATACCGACAGTACAAAGCAGTGATTTTATCATACATAAACATAAGTCCTCCTGTACGCTTTCCTATTAAGAATAGCGCATAAGAGGACTTTTTTCAATAGATATTACGAGATTGTCGCCGAATCGTCGCACTTGTTATCAAAGTGCAGCAACTGAAATCAAGCCAATATCAACGAAATGGACAAGCACCTTTATTTTTGTTTCAATTTCCTGAATCGTTACCTTTTCAATAAGCTGCTCTAAAATGTATCTGTCATCTTTGGTGATTTCCATGTCGGCAAATATTCCTACCTTTGTTAAGAAACGAGTGACACTCTTTTTCTGGTCATCGAAGCTGTCGAGCAAAATCAGAAGTTTACCGTATTCCGTTCTGAGTGATTCTGATTCGGCATTCATGCTTACCGTAATATTTGTAAAGGTTTCCTGTGAAATTTCCTGTTGCAGTTTCTGCTCAAAAAGAGCCTGTTCCGTTTTATTGATCGTATTCAGCCGGTCTGTGATTTCTTTAATACGTTCATTGACTTCACGGGTTCTCGTTTCATTTCTCCGACAAATCCACCTTACAAGAGTACGCCTGCATTCGTTCTTATCTATCTTATACATATCAAAAATTTGGCGTACTGCGTTAAGAACGGATTCGATCACTTCTGTTTCCTGTACATAATGAGAAGTGCAGCCTTTCTTTTTGCGATAACTGTCGCATATATACACATAGCAGTTTCCGCCTGCGTATTTGCGGAAGTTTAGATACATCTTTTTCCCGCAATCTTCGCAGAATATCATATCGTCAAGCAGATGTCTTTCTCTGGTCTGAATCACACGTTTGGTTGATTTTCGACGTTTCTTTGCCTTTTCATATTCCTCACGAGAGATAATAGCTTCCTGTGTATCACGGATAATGGTAAAGCTTTCTTCATCACGATAACGCACCTGCTTATCTTTAAAACTCGTATGATACGTCTTAAAGTTCACAGTGTCGCCAACGTACTCCTGACGTTTCAGAATAGCAGTTACGCTGCTTCCTGTCCAGTGATAGGGATTCTTTTCTGTTCTCGAACCTTTTACCACACGTTTACGGTAATGGGACGGTGCAGGATATTTTGCTTTTTCCAGTGTACGGGCAATCTCTGACACCTGCATCCCTTCGTTGTAGTATTTGAAAACAAGTCTTACCACTTCTGCAGCAGGTTCATCAATGATCCAGTGGTGACGGTCATTGGGATCAAGCTTATATCCGTATGTAGGTGTTGAAGCAATGTGTCTGCCGCTGTTGCTTCTTGCCTGAAGCGAAAGCTTTTGCTTGTCCGAAATATCCTTTGCATAGTATTCGTTCATGATGTTTTTGAACTGCGTTACCAAGCTGTCAGGATCGCTGGATTCCGGTCCGTCATGTATGGAGATGAATTCTACACCGAAACGTGGAAAAATTACTCCAATGTATTGACCAACCTCGATTGTATTTCTGCCAAGACGGGACAGATCTTTTACGATAAAGCGTCCAACACGTCTGTGCTGAATGAGAGCAAAGGCTTCCTGAAAGCCGGGTCTGTTAAAGTTCGTACCTGTATATCCGTCATCTGTGACAACCTTAATGTTATAGTACCCTTTGTCAGCTGCATACTGCTTGAGCAGTGCAACCTGATTTTCAATACTCTCACCGTCTTTGCCGTCCTCACTGGAACGGCGGGCGTAGAGTATATCCAATTTGTCTGTAAAATCCATGTTCAGAACTCCTTCCTGAATCATGAATACCGGTATTCGCAATCATATTTGAACGTTCAATGTGATATCCAATCTTTTCATAAATTTATGCTGCGGATATTGTAGCATATTTGCATTCAGAAAAACCTGTAGTTGAATGTGAAAACGAACGAAAAGTGTAAATATTCAATAAACAATTGAATTTACAGCAGAAAACCGGTTGCGTTTCTCTCAAAAAATTGCGTGATATATGAGAGGAAAAGCGATGCAGAAAAGAGAATGGGCTGACACAGCTGATCTGGAGTAGCAAGCAACGATGATGTGGCACGAACGGTCAGAAAATGACCGCCTGCCAATCATCCGCTTGTTAGGGACGAATCCCTAAGACCCTCTGAATAAACACCTGATGGTGTCAACGATAAGGAGAATCACAGCAAAATGAAAAGAGAAAAAGTGGATAAACGATATGTCATCAGGCTGACAGAATCAGAAGCAGAGGTACTTGAAAAACGCTTTGCGTTGTCGGGAATGTCCTCTGTCAGTGCATATCTTCGTCAGCAGGTCGTGAATGGAATCTATCTCGAACACGACCATGAGGAACTGAAAAAAATACGGCAGGCGGTTATGAGTGTGGCAAACAACGTCAATCAGATTGCACATAGAGTGAACTCCACAAGCCGTATTTACAAACAGGAACTTTATGAGTTGCAGGAGGGAGTGACTGAGATATGGCAACAACTTCAATCCATCCAATCCGAGTTACAGAAGCT